TACTGAACAAATCAGATATCCAATCACACATATCAAACTTTTTTAAGGCTTAATATTTGGATACCTGATTGCCCAATCATAATTGTTATTATTATGTGTTCATTTTGGGACTTGTTCACTGTATTTCGTTAATTTCGTATTAACTGGAAATGGTAACGTCATTGATATTATCAATGGAATAACTGTTTGGGTACGTTAGTACCTGCTCGAATATCAGGTTTGGATAGCCTCACCCTAGTCGCTACGTAGTAACTAGTTTTCAATTCTCAAGTTATTAACCTAGAGCCTTTCAACTCTACAGCTTAGACAGTATGCTTTTATAAGTAGTTTCATATACTTTGCTTAATCCGTTCCTTATGGTTAAAGGTTTGAGGGATACTTGACCACTATGCTCTTACTAGCATATCGCCCTGACTGTCTTGCCGATTGAACCTTGTACCTAATCACTATTGATAGTGCCTATTAGACAGTGTACTGTTGGTGGTCTGGAGATAGTCTGCCCTATCCCCTTCATAATTACTAGATTCCTAGTAAGAATCTCATAATCTGACGTATTTATAATATGATGATTAGTCATGATTTGGTACAGTCTTACAATCTAGGTCTTAGCTATCTAAGACAATATTTTTAGCCATCATTGGCAAACTTGGGTAGTGCTTAAATTATAAGAATTTAATCTATGTTGTTTTTTTACTTTTTATGAGTTGGATTTTAGTTTTACTAATCTCTCATGTTCATTTATTTCCTGTTGGTACTTAGGTTACTAAGTCTAAGTCCCTCGAGTTATTTATTTAATCTCCCTTAATAGATTTATTTATTTGATATCCAAAGATTACATCAGTTAAATAATTAACACAATAGATAATCCTTAAAAATAGGGTAAAAAAGACCTGTTTTTTGGCTATTTTGATACCCTAAAATATCATTATCGTGACTAATCGTGACTACATAAAAAAATTCAAATATTAGGATTGAAGGATTTTCAGGCACGAATTTTCTTTGCTGGTAGAATTTTATTTGATAGATTTTAAAGGGTTAGCTAGTCACAAAGTTAATTCTTTGCTGGTAGATTTTAAAAACTGCTTGAAAAATAGCATATTTGAGGGGTTGCAATCTGTTAAATAGAAATATTTTTCTAGTATCTGGATGGATTATCTGGTGGTTTTCTGGGGTCTATCTGGGAGAATTTCTGGGGGCATATTCTGGGGTAGTTTTTAAGGGTTTGCATGCTGTTCAACCTACACTACATATTGTGGTTTTGACCCCAAAATAGCGATTTGATACCCATATATTGTGTACCTTCCCCACCTTGGGCACTAGGATTTGACCTGATAACCCTAGTAGCTACTTATATAAATATATGCCCATAGCACCATATATAAAAAGATGTATATAAATATATATGTATATGGATATATGCCCCTATTAACCTATTGATATATATGTATATGCTTATATGAATATATGGAACATGGTTTTGGCGAGGGAATTAATCGCACGAAGACCCCCCACTACTAACCTAGTAACTAGTAGCGACAGGTACTGGTTGCTGGTTAGGAGGGGGTGGGTCTTGTCTTTGGGGGGCAGCATCGGAGTATACCCTTATACATTTAATTTCTATAAAAGAGGAGGTATAGTTTTGGGTTCTGGGATTCTAGGTACTGTATATTTTAAAAAATACAAAAAGAAAGATTATAAGAAGGATAGTTACTGTATCTAGTTACTAGTATATATTCTATTCTTTTCTTTCTTTTTAACTTTATTAACTTTAAGTTTCTGGGGAACTAAATTATACAAAATACAAATAAATACTGTCAAGGGAAGAATAATTCCTGAAATAGAAAACCCCCATAAGTTGGAAATTCGCCTTATGGAGGTTTAGAGGGAACCAATAGCTGATAGGAGGTAACTATGATTCGTGGCTATTATAGCACAGGGGGGCAACTAGGGGTGGTGGAAAGAACGCAGATTAGTCTAGAGCAACGTACTGCACGAAGTGGTCAATGGTGGTGAGGCAAAGCACCACGCCCTAGTTTCCGTTTCCACCGAGTTTATGCTAACATCATTTTTATGGTTACGGTAAGAGGTTGTAGTAAATGTTTAGGGGCAACTATTCCGAGTGATGACGGTAACAAGTGTGTTATCTGTGGTTATACTGATTATTCTACTGCTCCAACTTATAAGATTAAACGAACTAAACATGAAGGTGTTCATGAACACGCAACTATTTTAATTCGTAAAATGGGGCAATCTTCTCTTTACCACGCTAAAACTGCTTATGTTATGAGTTTTACTAATGGTTATGGTAACCAAGCGTTTAGATATGAGATGAATTGTCCCTATGATAATTGCAAACAGAGGTGTGCAACAAAACGATATTCCCATAAACGTGAGTTTAAATATAAATGCAAGAATAGACATATATGGTATCTTATAATGAAAGACGATGAACCCGTATATTGGAGGTATTAATGCCTAAAGGAAAAGGAACCTACGGTTCAAAAGTAGGAAGACCACCTAAGAAAAACAAAAAAAATAAAAAAAGGTAGGTTATTAATGGCTAGTAACGCTGTCCCTGATATGCCAGGGAATAATCCTGAAGCTATTAAAGCTAGACAAGATTTATTTCTCGAAGCATTTGAAGAATTAGGTACGATTACACACGCATGTAAGAAGACTGGTATAGATAGAAGTACGTACAAACGATGGAAACGAGATGATAAGTTTGATTTTGTTACCAGATTTAATGACGTTAAAGATGATTTCGCAGAAGAAATAGAACAAACTCTGTTTCAAAGAGCTAAAGACCCTAAATCTAACCCCGTTATTTTAATATTTGCACTCAAAGGTCTACTACCTGATAAGTATAAAGACAATGCACAGGTAAATGACGAGACTGCTAAAGATATTATGAAAGAACTTAAAACTAAATTTAGAGGTATTAAGTTTGATGAAAGCGAAACGTCTGATACTAAAACAGCACAACAACAAGCAGAAGATATCCTAAGAGGCAAAAGTGGAGAAAAATAACAGCAACGCACCTGTTAATGAACTAGCTGATTTTATTTATGAAAAAGTAGATTTTAAACCAACTTCCTTACAATCACCGATACTGAAGTCTAGAAAAAGATTTATCCTGGTAGCTGGTGGTGAACAAGCTGGTAAATCTATGGTCGCTTCTAAATATCTGCTAGGTAGATTCCTAGAAACAGAAGGACAAGGTCTGTTCTGGCTAGTTGCTGCCGACTATGAACGTACCAGAGCTGAGTTTGAATACCTAGTACAAGACTTCGCTACACTAGGACTACTAAAAGAATCAACTAAAAGAGTAGACCCAGGTAGAATTGTACTCGCAGACGGCACAAGAATAGAAACAAAGTCTGCTAAAGACCCAAGAACACTAGCTATGAGAGCACCTAATGGCATCATTGGTTGCGAAGCATCACAGCTAGACCTAGAAACTTTCCACAGATTGCGTGGTAGATGTGCTCCAAAGAAAGGTTGGATGTTTTTAGCAGGTACTTTTGAAGGCTCACTAGGTTGGTATCCACAAATGTACCAGTCATGGCAACACTCAGCATCAATAGATGAACAAGCCTTCTCATTACCCAGCTACTCTAACCAGTATCTGTACCCAGGTGGTAGACAAGACCCAGAAATATTAGCACTTGAACGAGCTAGTTCAGATGATTTCTTTCTAGAAAGAATAGAAGGTATACCCAGCCCACCACAAGGTCTGGTATTCAATGAACTACGAGCTGACATTCATGTACGTGACGTAGAATACGAACCAGATATACCTGTACATATATGGATAGACCCTGGTTATTCAGAAGCATACGCCTGTGAAATAGTACAAATAGTTAATGACCAAGTAAGAGTGATAGATGAAATCTATGAAAGGAATCTGGTTACAGATGAAATTATAGATATAGCACAATCAAGACCCTGGTGGAGAGATGCACAGTTCGGAGTTATTGATATCGCAGGTTATCAACACCAAGCTATGGCTGCCCCTGCAGAAGTCTGGTTAGAACGAACTGGTATCTATTTTGACTCACAAAAAATAAGAATTAACGAAGGAACTGAAAGATTAAAGTCGTTTTTAAAGACCGACCCAGTATCTAAAACAGAACCTATGATAGTATTTAACCCAAAGTGTGAAGGAATATTGTCAGAATTCGGTGTTAAACCAAATCCCTTTGATGGACAGACTCGTTCCTATAGATGGAAGATGGACAGAGATGGTAATATTGTGGGACAAACACCTGAAGATAGATACAATCATGGTGTTAAAGCAGTAATTTACGGATTAATTAATCGTTATGGGTATGGTTATATTACCGATAATAAAACTATAAAGGTTAAACAATGGTAATAATGGTCAATGGCTAATTACAAAGCAGAGGAAATTATATCTCTTGTAGACAATCATTATGATTTAACAGAACCTATGCGTACTCGTATGGATGATGACTATAAATTATACCGACTAGAAGAATTTGACGCAGGAGAAGGCTACCAGTCTTACACTTCAAACGAACCTATGGTATACGCAGACAAACTTATTTCTTGGATGACTTCTGCTGAAATGGTTGTACGAATACCTTATAACAATTCAGAAAGAGAACAACGAGAAAATAATGACGCTAAAGAAAAGTTTTTAATTGGTGTCTTAAAATCTGCTGATGAAAGACTAACTAACAGATTACAGCCAATAGTAAGGCAACAACTAGCTTGGTACATAACACTACGTGGTTGGTACTCAGGCAGAGCCTTACTAGTTAAGAATAAAGATGGCGATACCTATGTTGATATTCAACCATGGGACCCACTTCATACTTATTGGGGAGAAGGTCCTGATGGTTTGTCATGGGCTTGTTATAAATCTAAGAAGTCACCATCAGAAATTAATTTAACTTATGGCGTAACTGTAGGTTCAGATTCAGATACAGATGAACCTATTGATGTTTACGATTTTTATGACAAAGAAGATAATATTGTTGTTACAGATTCAACTGTATTAAAGAAAAGAACTAAACATGGAGCTGATGAAGTTCCAGTATTTCTTGGACCAGTAGGTGCAACACCCATGATTCAAGCAATTACAGATACAAGAAACCAAGATACAATGGAAGACTTTGGTGAATCTTGTTATAAATCTACTCGTGACTTGTTTGATAAACAAAACTTTATGATGAGCGTAATGCTTGAACTTACAGCTCGTTCACGAAGACAAGGATTGAAAGTTAAATCTCGTGACGGAACTAAAACACTAGAAGAAGACCCATATAAAGAAGGCTCAGAGATAGCTCTTGGGCAAGGCGAAGACGTTGAACCTCTAGGGCTATTAGAAATGGCTAAAGAATCAGGCGTATTCATGGGACTTGTGTCTGGTGAAATGCAAAGAGGTGGATTACCACACTCTATTTATGGACAATTAGAATTTCAATTATCAGGGTTTGCAATAAATACACTAAGACAAGGCGTTGAATCACAACTTGAACCAAGACTTCACTCTCTTGAACGTGCATATATGTGCATAGCAAAGATGATTTCAGACCAATATATTACTGGTGCCTACAAAGCAGTTGAAGTTAGTGGTAAAGATAGAAATAGAATGTATTTTTCTGAAGAAATTACAGTCGATACTATCAAAAATGCAGGTGACCCTGAAATAGAATTCATCGGTCAGTTGCCACAAGACGATATGACCAAGATGTCTATGGCTCAAATGGCACGAGAAGGACAAACTCCACTCTTGTCAGATACGTTTATACGTGACCATGTACTTGGTTTGCAGTCTGCTGACCAAATGGATGACGCAATTAACGCACAAATAGCAGAAAGAACTCTACCTGAAGCTACATTGTGGACAATGTTACAAGCAGCTTTAAGACAAGGCAGAGAAGATTTAGCTAAGTTCTATCAAGGTGAACTTGAAAGATTATTCTTAGTTAAAGGAATGGAACAGGCACAGATGATGCAACAGGCTGGAGCAATGGCTCAAGGCGTAGCTCCACCACAACCACAGGGTGGTCCATTACCACCACAAGGTATGCAACCACCATTGCCAGGTATGGGTGGAGGTCCAACAGCTTCCCCTCAAGTAATGCCTAATGCTATGATGGGTGTACCACCTGTAGCTCCGACTGCTCCTCCTGGTCCGTCAGTTCCTCTTGGAACTCCTAGACCTGGAGCACAAGATGCAGCTACAAGATTGGCAGAACAAGGATTAATCCTACCTGACGAAGGAGTATAGAAAAATGGCAACACCGAGTTATTTTACCGAATGGGAAGATTTAGGAGACAATAAAAACATTGATTCTATTCCAGATGCTTATGCATCAATAGGTGCTTTTGCTAATTTGCCAGCAGAACAAGTAGCTAATGCTATGTCTGGAGTATTTAATACGTTTCCAGGTGGACAAAAAGGATTAATTCAAAGAACTAACCAAGAACTTTTAAATCAAAGAATAATGGATAATGTATTATCCCAATTACCTCCAGTAGAAAGCTCTGGACCCAACATAAATTTTGACTTAATGAATTTTGATAAGAATGACTTTAGAACTAGAGAAGCATTTAATAGAGCACTAGTAGCTTCAGGAAAAGTTCTTTCTGATGAACAACAAGCATTTAATGAAGCTCAAGATATACTGAGCCTTCTTAAAAATGATATAGCTGCTGCTCCAGGATATCCTGGATTTGTCCCACCAGCACTTACTGCTGCTATACAACAACAAGAATCTTTTATAGAACCTACACCTACTTATGGACAATTAGCACGAACATATGAAGATTTTATTGACCCATCACGAGGGGCATTTAGAACTGATTTAGGAATAAGTTCACCTTCTGATATGGGATATTTTGCTCCTTCTCCAAGACGTATAGCTGACTATGCAAAAGATATTATTGACCCAATAACAGGTGAAATTATTCGTGACCTAGGTGGACCTATTCCTACAACAAGTGAATTAAGAAAATTACAGTTACGCCAAGCATTGGGACAGGCTGAACCTGGAACTTTTGATTTAACAAACCCTTTATTTAATTACCCTGGTAGGATGTCGGTATCAGACTTAGATATATTAGCTGCACAAACTGCTGACCAAGTAGCTGCGAAAGCACCTTTCAGAATAGAACCAGATAAAGAAACTACATTTATACAACCAGAAGCTATAGGTTATGACCCACAAAGTGGTACTTTTGTTGGTGAAAAGTACCTTAAAGATGGTGAGTATATAGAGCCTACTTATACTCAGCCTCAAGCAGAAGACATTAAAGAAAAAACACAAGCAGAAAAAGTTAAAGAAATGGTAGAAGATGCTGGTACAACAGAAGGTGAATGGAATCAACAACCATGGGTAGCTCCAAACGGAACTGTTTATAATTGGAAAAGTGATGGAAAAGGTGGAGCTATATTTGAACTTCCAGAAGGAAAATTAGCTTTTGATGCAATGAACGCTATGGCTTCAGGTCAAGATATAACAAGCCCAACAGGAGAAACAGGTGGAACTATTACAGTAGCTACACCAACTGCACCACCTGCAGCTGCTGTAACTGCTATACCTGGTGTAACTGCTACAGCTGGTGCACCAACAATTCCAGCAGGAACTATGACTCCTTCTGCAACTAATTTATTTGCAGACCCATATGAAGCAGCTTTAGATGAATTTGAACAATATAAAAGATATCAATTATCTGGATTTCCTGAAACTACTATGGGACAAAGAATGGCTGTTCAACCTAGTTTGGGTTATGGATATCAACCAGCAATGGGAAGATATTTACTTGGTACTGCAGGAGAAAGATTTATTCCCCAAGAAGGTCTTTCTGGTGGTGGAGCATTTGCTTCATATTTAAGAGGACAGCCAAGAGCAGACTTATCACAAATTAGACAAGAATATGCAAACTTAGCACAAGCGTTAGGTGCATATGGAGCAGCTCAAGATGTTTCTCAATTAAATCAACCAATTATTAGTTATACGGCAGCATTTGGAACGCCAGGAGAAGAAAGGCTTAAAGAGAATATATTAAGTGCAACACAGGCTGCACTTGGTGGTAGTCCAGTATTTAGAAGGAGTAGTTTAGAGAACGTATATGATGCTATGGAACAACAGTATGGTGCAGATATAGGTGCTAGATTTGCAGACTTTGTTGGCAGAGGTTTTGGTGTACAAGGTAATTTACCTACTGGAAATACACCTATTATATCTTCAGATTTTTCTGGTATTACACCTGGTACTTCAGGAATAAACCCATATGGAATGATTAGTTAAGGAGTAAATATGGCTAATACAAACACATTTGCTGATTTTTATGACACAATGCTTGAGGCAGAACCTCAGACAGCTTTTATGGGGGCTGTAGGTAGAGAGACATTTGGTCGTTCATTACCTGACCCCACGTTAGATAGAGCACGAGCAGGATTTAGAAATCAGTTTAGTGATGTATACAATCAGTATCTTGGTCAACGAGCTAATCAAATGAAAAGTAGAGCTGACCCTTCGCAATTAAGTACGTTTTCTAATTTCTTAGAAAAGTATCCTTTTACACAAAGATATTCGGCTATGACTCCGTATCAACGAGGAACATCAATGAGTAGATTCTCTCCTAGTACAAGGTTTATATATTACTAATGCCACACATACCAGGACATCAATACACTCCTCCTAACAGGTTGTCCTTTGGTCCTACCCCACAGATACCAGGACAATCAGCACCTCCACCTATTCAAGAAGATGGAGGTTTTTGGTCTGATATTTGGAGTGATTATTTACAACCTGGATTAGAAACTGCTGTAGGTTTACCTGGAGTTAAACAATTATTTCAAGGATTAGGAGAAATACAAAACAGAGCTGTTATTCCTACAGTTAGTAGATTAATAGAACCTTTACCAATTAGATTTGAAGAAACACCTGGTGCCCCTGAAGTTTCATGGTATGACGTACCTGGTCAATTTGGTAGAGGAGAGACAAAATGGAATTGGGACCAATATGTTACTCCTGAAGGTAAATTTTCTCCTCAAGCAGCCTATGACCAATTAATGAATCTTAATCCTGCAAATGTTGCATTAGAAGTAATAGGAGAAAATTTAAATAAAGACTTTGATTTATTGGAACCAGAAACAAGAAGAAGCCAGAATGTTCAAAAAGAAATAGAACGATTTGAACAAGTTAATCAAAGACCTGTTACTCAAGTAGAACAAAGACAAATAGAAGAAGATTTATATAAGTTACCACCATATACACGAGGGATAGCTGAAGAATTACCTTGGCTTGCTTTACCACCTGCTAGAGTAGCTAGAGCTGCTACACAAACAGTACGTAAAGGAAAAGCTCTTAGTTCTGCTGGTCGATTAGGAGCTGCTGCTCCTGTAGCACGAGGGGCATTACGTGGAGCCGAGATAGCTTTAAAACCTGTAGAAATTATTGAAACAGCTATGGCTAGAGTTATTGAAGCACCATTTAAATTAATAGGTCGAGGTGCTGACTTAACAGGTCGTGGAGTTAATAGAGTTATTAATAGAGCTCAAATACTTAACTTAAGTGAAAGGGGATTGATGGAAGGTGACAATATAATGAAAACAAATATTGTTGACGCAGCAGGTAATTCATTAACTCCTGAACAAAAATTAATTAACATTAATGATACATTTGAAGCTAAAACAGGAATTAGTAACAGATATCGTATTGAAGAAACTTATAGTCAAAGAGTTGGAGAAGAATCAATACCTAATTATACTTTAAGAATTAATAATGATGCTGTTATTCCAGATAGAATACGTGTAAGAACTGATGAAGAAGCTCTTAATAGACCTAAATCACCTGAAGTAGAAGCTACTAGAGAAGGTGAACAATTAGGATTTGATGAGGTTCTTGAATCCCAAAGAAGACAAGAGTTTTTAAATAAGTTAGGTCGTGAGCCAACTGAAGTAGAAGAGTTAGCATTTAATAGACGTATGTCTGTTGAAGATGCTAAAAAAGAAATAACAGATAAAGGTGGAATACAAAGAGAATTTGATTTTGAAATTGAAACACCTATAGAAGAAATGTCTGTTAATTCTTATCAAGCATTTAAAAGATTAAATGAATCTCCTTTTGGTCAAACTGTAGAAGGTGTTCTTAAAGGTTTAAAAAGTTCTAAGGTAGTAAAAGAATTACACAGCAAAGGTAAAAATGCAGATAAATATTTAACAGATAAACTTAATAACAGATTTCCTAATTTACCTACATGGTTTGTAGAATTTAACAATAAAAATAATGATGCTTTTTATGGATTAAAAAAGAATATTGATGATTTCCTTGACGCAAGAGGAGCTAATCCAGGTCCATATTTAAAATTATCTAGGGAAGCATTAATAAACTTTCCTACTAAATTAGGAATTAGTAGTTCTCATGCAGTTAATAGAGCTAGTAATAGAATTGAAAATGTTTACAGAAAAAAAATAATTCCTGCAATAAACAAAGGAGTTAAAGAAAACGATATTAGCAATTTAATATTAGCACGATTTCATCTTGAAATTCTTAATGTAAAAAACGTAGATGGTACTTTAAAGTTTCCTAACAGAGCAGCACCTCAAAAATTTGAAACTGCACCTGGAGAAAACATTAATAAAGAAGTTTTAGAAGATATGGTTAATCTTAAAAGTAATCGGTATGCTGATTATGATGCTGACCAAATAAAAGCTCTTGAAGAGGCTGTAGATGGTGTTACTAATTTTTATACAGAAGCAAGAACTAAGTTATATAACAACGGCATTATAGATAAAGAAACTTATGATTATCTTCGTACTACTTATAAACATTACAATCCAATTACTTATGTAGAATATATGGATGACTTTGCAATTGATGTTGTTCCAGGCAAAGGTAGAAATGTTGTAGACAATACTGTTAGAACATTAGATGAAAAGTATGATGGTAAATATACAACACGAAATGCTGTTGGAGAAACTTTATGGGAAAACATTATTAGGCAAGAAGTAAGAATTATTAATAATGAAAACACACGTACCTTTGGAAGATTGTATCAAGAAAGATTAAACTTTAAAGAGGTAACTGACAACTTTATTAATAAGTCAGGGAAAAAGAAAGGACAATATAAAACAGGCAAAAGCTCTAAAAGTTTATATAATGATAAAAAGAAAACAGGATACTTTTCTTTTTATGAAGATGGTAAGCGAGTAATTATTGGTGGTGTAGATGGAGCAGAAGTTCCACGAGATGTATGGGAAACATTAAATGGTAGAGCAGGTTTAAACTTACAGTCTCCAAGTGAAATAGCACAAAAGATAGCTATGTCTAATGGTTGGTTTAGGTCTATGTATACTACATACAATCCATTGTTTTGGACTAGAAACATGGTTATAGATGGTTTAACTGTATGGCTTAAAACAGGAACTATGCCTCACAAAGTTGGTATGGAATTAATGAAAGATTTATATTCTATAGCTACTAATAGTGAACAAAGGTTTGTTCGATTTATTGGAGACTTAGGTGGCTGGCAAGGTGATGGTTATGTTGGAAGACAACGAACGGCTGCCTCTATTAATGCAACTATTAAAAATGCTGACCAATCACTTGGTGCCATTGTTGTAGATTCTGATAAAGCATTACGTAAAGTTTTAAAAGAAACTACTACAAGCACAATGAAAGATACTATTAAGAAAGTTGGTGGTGCAGTAGAAGCTGCTCCACGACACGCTGTTGGTAGAAGGGCTGCAGCTAAAGGAATAAAAGATACTTATGGAATAGATGGTGAAACAGAAATAAAAAGAATAATGAAATTGTCTGAAACAGATTATGTTGACGAAATGTTTGATAATTATAAACCTGGAGGAAAAGGTGATGGTATAGGCAAAGGATTTGCTGATACAGATATTGCTGCACGTACAGCAACCAATACTTTAGAAGCTACATTAAACTTTAGTCGTGGTGGAGAAAGAATAAGAAGATGGAATGATTATGTTTTATTTTTAAATGCTGCTATGGAAGGTTCTAAACTTCCATTTAGAGCATTAGGTATAGATGTTAATCCTGTTATAAGACCAGTAAAAAATCCAAAACCTGGTGAAGCCTTATATGAATTTGGAAGTATATCTGAACAATTAAAAAAAGCATTAGGTAATGTTACTGCAGGAACATTAGGTAGAGGACCAGGAGCTACAGGGAGAGTTTTAGATAATGTTGCAGGGGGACCATTTCGTGTAGCTATGAGATTAGGTGGAATTGTTGGTGCATACTGGGCAATTATGGAAGGGTGGAATAAATTAGAAACATTTAATGGAACACCTTTGTACTATGATATTCCTGATTATGTACGTTACAACAGTATGATATTTATGTTGCCAGCAGACAGAGATGAAGCTGGTGATTATATTATTGACCCAATTACAGGAAGACCTAAACCTAACTATATTGTAATACCACATAGATTAAGGGAGTGGAACTCTATATTCCAAGGAATAACTTGGTTGTCAGAAACTAGTGACGAAATGGATTCATACCAAGATAAGAAAAAATGGATGTATGAAATAGCTACATCTGCTTTTCCTATTTCTGATGTACCTTTACCTGAAATTATGACTGTAGGAGTAGAACAATTAACAGGTTATGACACTTGGAGGAAAACTCCAATAGTTTCAGAGGACTTTCAAGAAGGACCATTAAAAGACCAATACAGTAAACATACAACAAAGACTATGAGAGAAGCAGCTGGTATATTTGATGATGTTCCTGTTCCCGAACCACTAGCTGAAATAATAGGTAGTCCTGACAGGTTAGAACATTTATATGAAAGTATATTTGGTGGAGTAGGTACAACTGCTACATCTATAACTGACTATGGAATAGATTTATTTAATGATTTACGAAACGAAGAACCTCGACCTATGGAAGAACAAGTTGCTAAGTTTCGTGAAATGGATAAAACACAACGTCAAGAATATATGATGACGTTAGATGATAAAGAGCTAGAAGAATTTGAAAAAGAACTTAGAGAACCTGAAACAGCTCTACCTTTCCTTAACAAATTAAAAGATTCTTTTTTTCCAGGAAGAGGTGGTGGATTAGAACGAACTCAAGAAGCAAGATTAAAAGAAAAGTTTCCTAGTATATCAATTAAAGAAAGTCGAGCAGCTAGTAAAGTATTAGCTAAGACAAATCAAAAGTTAGACCTTGAACAAAAAGAAAATGATACAAAGTTAAAAGAATGGCGAGATGGCAAAAAAGGAGTAGACGTATTTTCACCTTCTGAATGGCGTGAAGCTAGGTCTGCAAAATATGACAAGTATCAAGGTGCGTTAATATTTGCTGGAGAAAAATATAAATATGCTATACAAGCACAAGATGAAGAAACAAAAACAAACTATTATGATTTTATGCACTCATCTGCAGGTTTAGATACTCGTACAGGAGTAGAAATATTAATATCTGGTTACAGAGCAATAAAACTTAACGAAACTCCAGATAGTGCTGACTGGGATATATATAATCAAGCTAGGGATGAATACCTTGCAAATATTAAATTAAGGTCTGACGCTGCTAATGATGGTCTTTATGATGATTTAATTAGAAGACTTGAAGCAGGGCAAACTCCAATTGAAAAATTATATAAAGGAGCAAGTGATTTGTTATCTGAGTATTGGAGTATAGGAAACTCTTTAGATGATTTATATCGTCAAGGATATAGTAATAATAATCCAGAGTTAGCTAGAAAATGGCAAGAATATCTTAATGCTGATACAGGAACACAAAGTCAACTAAGACGAAATGACCAGCAAATAAACACGTTAGTTCAAAGACGTAGTGCTTTAAGAAAACTATATGTTCAAAACAGTAATCCAGATATAGATGGCACGTTAGCTTTTTGGTATGGTGATTTTTATACACCAGTAACAGAAGTTGGAAAACAAATCTTTACTAAATACTATGGTGGTCCACAAAGATTTACTAACGTACAAGGTATTGGAACTCAATTTATACCACGTTGACAATTCATGTATACTATAAATTAAATTATATGAGGTATTAATAATGGTTAATCAGGCAGAACAAGACAATACAAGTACCCCTGAGGTTACTCAGGACAATAATAATGGAGATACATTAGTTGATGTAACTTCAGAATTTGAAGGAGCTGATACTTTTACAGATACTTCTGCTCCTACAGAAGAAGTAACTGACACTCCCCCACCACCTGAAAATGTAGAGACTCCAACAGAGACAACAGAAAAACCTGTTGAACCTGTAGCCGAACAAGCAAATACTAGTACAGAAACTCCTCCAGTAACCCCAGTACCTCAAGAAGATAATCAAACTACAGAAACTAGGTTACGAGAACTTGAAACTAAAAATGCTGCATATGAACAACAGCAACAACAGTCTCAACTTCAAACACAAGCAGCACAATATGCACAGCAATTAGAACAACGTGGTTATTTGCCAGACCAAGCAAATCAAATTGCTACTCAATGGATGGCACAACAAAGTCGTGAATCGCAGTTGTTAGAACAACAACAGCAACAACTTAAATATGTACAAGGGCAAGCTGCAGCAGCAGAACATTTTGCTACTAAGTATGACTTAAAGTTAAGCGACCTTGCAGAATTAAAAAGATATGACTCTCCTCCAGCTATGGAAGAAGCAGCTAAAAGTATTCAAGCTAATAGAGCTAAAGATGCTAGAATAGCAGAACTAGAAGCAAAGTTAGTTCCACCACAGAGTTTTGACAGTAGTCAAAGCACACCTGGTGCTTCTAATAGTCACGAGAGTTGGTTAGACAAATACAATTCAGGTGATAGGTCACCTGACGCACTTGCCGCAGCACGAAGGGCTGCAGGTTTATAGGGTAGTAGTTGTTTAACAAAAACAGCAGCACGAAGGGCTACTGAGTTAATTAAAATTTAAGAATTAAATCAGGAGGGCTATCATGGCTCAGACATCAACAACTGGAAATTTAGAAAATGCCCAGAGAATAATACTTAGTTCAGCTAGGTATACAGAAGAACACAATGCACCTGCATTGGCACTTATAGAACAATTTAGTTTACCTAAAGGTGCTAAGACAGTTACCGTTCCTAAAGTTGGCTCAATGACAATGAGTGACCTACAAGACGGAATAGACATTGTTGACGAAGAAGATATCGGAATGACAACAGTTGACCTTACAGCTAGTGAGGTTGGAGCTAAAGTTATTCTTACAGATAAACTTGTAAGACAAGCAGCTGACAATGTTTTTTCAATCATTGGAAGACAGCTTGGTGATGGCATGGCTCGAAAGAAAGATAATGATGTCATTGCTCTTTATACAGGATTAAATGGTGGAACTACACTTGGAGCTGACGGTAGAAGCATGACTGCTGCTAACGTACACGCAATTATTTCTAACGCTAAAGCAAACAAGTTTGGTTCTCAATTATATATAGTTCACCACCCAAATGCTGTTGCAGCTCTATCTGGAGAAGCAGCAACAACTGCAGGTAACAACGCTGAAATTACATCAGGTTGGTCAGCAGATTTGCTATCTAACTTCTTTAGTGGTCTACGACCAATTAATGGTGTACCAATCTTTGAAGATGGAAACATTCAAAAGACTGGTAGCGTTGACTCAGGGTATGGTGTTATCGCTGACAAGACTGCATTAGCAGCTCTTACTAGCGTAGAGACTAGAACTGAAAGACAGAGAGACGCTTCTCTTAGAGCTACAGAAATTGTAATGACAGCAGACTATGGTGTCTTTGAATTAGATGACACTAAAGGAGCTCCAGTACAATTTGAAATTGGTGACTTAGCAACTTCATAAAGTAGAGGTATAAATGGCAAATATAACTGAACGAAACAAACAAAAAATAGACTTGGCTAATGCTGGTTTTGCTATGAAATATATAGATGATTGGCAAGCTAAAACTGTTTTATTTAGACATAAAGCTAGTGTAAATAGCGAAGGTAACATTAGTGGAGCAGTTGGAACTACCGTAACTGGAGTGCCTGGCAACCCTGATTATGTACTTAGAAAAGCTAAAATTGGTTTGTTTCCTTGGAAACCAGAAGAAAGTTGTACGTGCCAATGGTGCAGAGAAACTGATTGGAAAGCTCAAGAACCCACGACTATTAAAGGATTCTGTGATACCTGTGGGTTTGAAGCAGAAGCTAAAAATAGTTCTGGTATTGGGGCTAAGTTGGCTTTTCATAAGAAAGCTGAACACCCTGATGTATAATAGAATCCTGAAAGTTGTAAAGATTGACCGAGGCTTTCAGGGTTCTTAAAATAAAATCGGTTGGTCGCAGGGGTAAACCCTGTAAATAAATAAACCTTTAGGAGGTTTGATATGTCTTTTAATCCAGTTCAAGGTGGTCGATATGGTTTTGAAAAAATAACCACGTCTGACCAACGACAAGTTCTCGGTGCAGAAATGGCGTTCCCTGATGGCAGAAAGTTTCGTTACGTAGCTAACGGAGGAACTGCAATTGGAGAAGGTTTAGCTGTAGCTTCAGAAGCTCCAGCAGGTAATCATGATGAAGACTTGGTAATTACAACTAGTCCTTCAGTAGGTGACACTACTATCAGTATTACATTGGGTGGTACAGCAGCAGCTAAAAATTTGTATGCAGAAGGATACTTATTCTTTAACTTAGCTAGTACTACTCCACACGAAATGTACAAAATTAAAGGTCATCCTTTGATTGCATCTAGTGGTACTGGAGTAATTACAATAGATGAGCCTGATGGATTTCAGACTGCAATAACTGCAGGTACTGATACAGCAGGTTTAATTAAGAATCCTTATATGGACATTGTTGTTGCTCCTGCTGCTGTTGCAGGTAGATTTGTTGGTGTAACTGCTGCTGACTTAGAAGCTGACTATTATGGTTGGGTTCAGGTTGCAGGTTTAGCTTCTGCTAAAATTGATGGTACTCCAGCAGTTGGTACATTAGTAGGTGCAAGCTCAAACCACGCAGGTCAACTACTTGCTGTGGCTGCTGACACTACTCCTGCTCTTGCTCGACTACATGGTAAAGCTGGTGTGGACAATGAGTTCCATACTGTAATGTTAATGAATCTATATTAAATTGGATTCTGTTAAACTTTGGACACCTCAAGGTTCTACGTATGTAGGTGGCAGTATTGCTGGCTATAACGAAGAAACTGGGGTGTCCATTGTTGTGCATACGTTTCAATTTAATGACCCTGAAACAGGTCGAGGTCAAATAGTTAAGATTCCTGCTGACCCTAGTATTTCTAAAGCACATATAGAAGATATGGCAGCTCAAGCACTTGAAAACTTTTTAATCGAGTGTAGAGTTAAAGACAAAAAGAAACCTATTACTGCTGAGCAAAAGAAACAAATAGGGAAACAGATAAAAGAATTTAAAGAATACGCAGAGAAACGTAGAGAAAGTACAAACAATAGAATATATTATAAAGGAATATAAATGGTCATTGAAAATCAGGCAAATAACGATTTTAATTTAACAACTGAAGATATTAATGCAGCGTTTCAAGCTCATCCACAAGCTGCACAAACAGCACAAATAAATTTGTTAAGAAGATTAATTAACAATAAAGATGAGCAAATAGCTAATTTAAAAACAGAGATGGACAACTTATTAGCTAAAGGAATTTCTGATAAATGAGGTTAAGATATGCCTGTACAGGGAAGAACGAGAAAACAACTTAGACAGTCTATAGGTTTTAATCTAGGGGCATTAAAAACTGGTACTGCTTATGATGCAGGTTCAACAACTACATTAATAGATACTAACCTTATCGGTGGTGACGATACTTATAATGGTAGGTGGATTATAGTTTCTGATGCTAGTGATTCTAGTAATGTTGAAACTAGGCTTGTTAGTGACTATACATCATCAGCTTACAGGTTAACATTACAGAAAGCATTATCGTTTTCTACTGCTGCTGGGGATACGTATGAAATATATGATGAACCATATGACCCTGAGATTATTAATGATTTTATTAATCAAGCTGTTGTAGACGTAACAGGTCAGGCATATGACCCAATAGAATATCCTGATATGTCTAGTTCTCCACACACAGCTTTGTTTGGAGATGGAAGAACTTTAAGGTTTGATATTCCCAGTAACATCTCAATTATTAATCGTATTTATTATAGAAGTTCTATTACTTCTACTATCTTGCACAGTTGTAATTCTGCATTTGATGAAACAATTGATTCAGACTTTACAGTTACAGTAGATACAGAAGATAAAAAACAAGGCACAGGTAGTAACAAGTTTGTTATTGCTGCTGGTGCTAGTGCTGGAGACATAGCAACTGACTCAATAGTTAGTAAAAATATTAGTAAATATGATTACTTAGAATGTTGGGTTAAAAGTACTGTTGCCACTTCTGCTGGCAACTTAAAGATATTACTTGACGATTCTGCTTCGTGTGCGTCTCCATTAGAGACGTTATCTGTTCCAGCCTTATCAGCAGACACATGGACTTACGTACGCATCAAATTAGCGAACCCAGAACTTGATACAGCAATCATATCTATAGGATTAGAATACGATTCTGATTTAGGTGCATGTCAAATACGATTAGATGATATTAAAGTAGTTAAAAACGATACTGCTGTATTTCAAATCTTTCCTAAACATTTATGGAGGATAGACAGAAGTGCTAGAGATTTAATTTTAAATGATGGTGCTGAATCAGAAGTTGGTTACAGTATGATAAAGCTATCAGGTGGAGACAAGCCTGCATTGTTAAGTTCTGAAACAGCTACAACTGAAATAGATGATTCATATATTATAGCTAGAGCTACAGGATTAGCGTTTGCTGCAGCATCAGGTGGTCCAAGTACAGACCCAGATGCTTTACGACAAGCAGCAGCTTTCTGGTTTGGATTAGCTGAACAAGCTAAACGTGCGTTCCCATTGTTAATAACAGGTAGAGCAGTCGAGTAATGGCAAACAAAGTTTTAGATAAAAACGAAATATACCTTAACGGTACATATTTCCCTTTAACTAGACCTGTACAAAGCACATTAGCTTCTTTGTATCCACCAAAGGTTACTATTGGGGATACAACCAGAGACTCACAAACAAGAGCATCTGTTATATCCTGGTCTGATTGGCGTGGAGGTATAGGCGTAGAACGTATGCAAGGACCTGCAGATGCAGACAAGGCTTGGTATTCTACATTACAACTAAGATATAGAAGACATTTAGTATTACCTGCATTAGCTACAGAGACAAGAGCACAGTTATCAGACAGTACTGCTGTTAGTGGTGCTATTACTTTTATAGCTGAAAAAGGAAGTGATTTATATGTAGGGTTTGATAAAAGACCTTATGTGTATTCAGAAGGTGGTGAAACTCATGGAGCAGATTTTCTTACACAATTAACTAATGGTGGTAGTGCTTATAGTTTTCCAGATACGCCAACAGATTCCATAACTATTAGTATGGCAGGTACAGATTATGTAGTCGTTGCCCATACAGGTGGATATAGTTATTACTCTGCTAATACCACAGTTACAGACAAAACAACTGATGCTAAATTTCTTACATCTTGGGATGACAGATTGTGGGGAATAGACTCTAGTGGTCAGCTTTGGTACACACTTACTATTGGTGGTACACCAGTTAATGATGCATTACTACCTGTACAAGATGGGTTTGTTACTGATTTATTTGTAGGTAGAGATTCTACGGGAACCCAAATTATTTACGCAGCTACTAAAGTAGGCTTGTATGCACACGATATGGCTAACGGAAGATTTGTTGAAACACAATTTCAATTACCTTTCCATGAATTTAATGGTGTAGGGACTGTTAGATGGCGTGATGCTATTTACAATCCGAGTGGTTTAGGCATATATAAATATATTAATGGTAATAACAATGCTGTTGTAACAGTAATGGGTCCAGATAGAGATGATGGATTACCTGCAATACAACGAGGAACAATTAAAAAACTAGTAGGTACGCACACAGAATTGTTAGCAGCTATAGACGCAACTACTGCTCCAGCTGCTCAATCAAGTACAGACTGGTCTTTTCATGTTCCTGTTGCACAAGGAAGTCGAACAGCAGTTATAGATGCTTCTACTGGACATTCATCAATCATAGGTTGGAATGATGTTGGGTGGGAAACTAAATGGTCTGCTACTACATCTGCAGCAGCTAAAGCTGTTGAGCATATGTTAGTAACTAATGCAGGTAAAGGTGACTACAGATTATGGTGGGGATTTAACGGTAAACTATGGAATCAATCTGTTCCATTTGATGTTCTTAATCCTTCACAATTATCTAGGTTTGAGTATGATACGAGTGGTTTTTTAGAAACACCTTGGTTTGATGCACAACAATCTGAAGTAGATAAGTTAGCATTACAATTAAAAGTAGAAGTACAAGATGCTTCTAGTACTGAAACTGTAGCTGTACAGTATGCTATTGATTATTCTGATACATATACAAGCATGGGAACAATAACTAGTGATGGTACTACTAGTTATACATTTGGTTCTAACTTAGGAACTACATTTAGAGCTATAAAATTTAAGATAACATTGGCTAGAGAAGCAGGTACAACTATAGCTATTATGAAAAAATCTCCTGATGTGGTATCTCTTACTCTTGAATACAGAAAGAAATTAGCTGCTAAATATGGACATGCTGTAGAAGTAAACTTAAATGAAACTTATAAAGGAAAAGACCCTAAACAGTTACGAGCATCTTTAGTTTCAGCTATAGAATCAAACACGTTAGTTGAATTTACATTTAGAGATGATAGTGGAGGTACACGTAACTATTACGTAGACGTAACCTCTGCAACAGGCATTGAATATACAGGACATGATGAACGAGGTTCATCAAGGATTACATTGGTAGAGCCATGATACTTAATTCAGGAACAACAACTGTGTCTACGTCAGGTACGGAGCAACGATTATCTAACACAACTAATAAAGTCAGGTGGATAAAATTAAAAGCTCTCGCTGCAAACTCTGGCATTGCTTATTTTGGAGATAGTGGAGTAACTACATCTAATGGGTATGAGTTATCTGCAGGTAATACTTTAGAGATAAACTTTGCAGATGTAGGTGGAACAGTTCTTTTTAGTTCTTTGTATGTTGATGTTGCATCTAATGGTGACAAAGTATCTTGGGTAGTTTTATTGGATGGCTAATGACTACACAAAGTTCTTTAACAATACCACCAGATAACTGGATAGGTTCTAAACCTGAATGGATGTTTTACGCATCTTTAATAGAATTAGGATATGAACCTGGTGAAGACTTTAGTTATCAATCACCACTAATGGGTGGTCGATTAGATAAAGGTGGTTTAATAATAGACTTTTTATTTTATAACCCACCTAATTTAGCTGTTAACGTACAAGGTGTATACTATCACTATGAATTGGGGTCGGAAACTAAAGCTAGAGATTTGTTTGCAAGACAGGCTTTAGCAGGACAGGGGACAACATTAATATTTGTAGACGAAGATGATTTAGAACAAGACCCTTTAGGGGTCACAAGAGATGCTATCAACTTTAGAGATAGGTCAAGACTAGGAGGATAATAGTGGCAGCTCCAACTATAAACTTTGCAGGTTTTGTTTTTGATGACGCAGGAGATGCTGTCTCTGGTGCAGTCGTTCATATATATAACAAAAACGCAACAGACACAGCTAGAGAAAGCTCTAGCATTACCACTAACTCTGATGGTTATTGGAGTTATGCTCACGCTACACCAGGTGAGTTTGACGTAGAGGTTGTTAGTGGTGCTTCTACAAGACGATTTAAATTTGACGATAAAATTCATTTAGCAGGTATAGATGTAGAAACATTAAGTATTCGTGGTAATGAAGGAGCACTCGCAGCTGTTTATATGTATGCTGATGAGGGTGATGATGCTAGTGACCAATGGAGAATAGACGCTGGAACTGATGGCGTACTTGCTATAGGTAATGACGCTGCATCACAAGGAACTTTTGTTGACCACGTAACATTTACACCTAACTCTACTGTAGCTAGTTCAACAGTTGCATTTAAAGGTGGAGTTACAGTAGCAGGTGATTTAACTATTACTGGTGATGACCTTATCATGGGAACAAATACAGATACGTATATTCTTGTGGCAGATGGAACTACTTATAATCCTGTGGCAGTTAGTGGTGACGTAACTATCGCTAATACTGGAGCAGTAACAATAGCAAACAATGCAGTAGAAACAGCTATGATAAATGCTGATGCAGTTACAAGTGCAAAGATAGCTGATGATGCTATTGATAGTGAACACTATACTGACGGTTCAATCGACAATGCTCATATCGCAGATGATGCTATAGATAGCGAACATTATGCAGCAGGGTCTATTGATACAGCACACATAGCAGACAACCAAGTTACTCTTGCTAAGATGGCAGGTTTAGCTAGAGGTAAAATTATATATGGTGACGCTAGTGGTGACCCTGCAGCTCTTGCAGTTGGTACAGCTGGTTACGTATTAGCTACAGACGCAACAGACCTTGCGTATACCAATTCATTATTAGCTGCTGACTATGTTATTGGAGAAGATGCACAAACTAAAATAGATTTTGAAACAGCTAATGAAATACACTTTGATGCTGACAATGCAGAGATAGCAAAGATAACTGCTACTGGATTAACAATGTCAGGTGGTGAAAATATATTTCTTGGAGATGCAAGTAATATAAATATTAGTACTCCATTACTAGCAAATGCTGACCATACAACTTCAGGTATCACAGCACAAATGTTAGCAGGTGGAGCTATATCTGCATTTGATTTAGTTTGTATTCATTCAACAACATCAGAAGTAGTTAAGGCTGACGCTAGTGCATACGCTACAGCCAGAGCAATAGGAATTGCTCCAGCTGCAATTAGCGATACTGCTACTGGAACTATATTATTACAAGGTTTTATTCGTGATGACACTTACAACTGGACTACAGGGGCAACTCTTTACCTATCAGAAACAGCAGGAGCTTTAACTGCAACTGCTCCTACTACAGATGGGGCTTTCGTTCAGGCTGTAGGTATAGCACTAAGCCCAGATGTGGTCTACATAAACCCTAGTATGGATGTTATAGAGCACGCATAATGGCTAATGAAATAGAAAAAGTTAATACGATAGCAATAGGTAATATTGAAAAGTTAAACACTATAACTGAAGCTAACATAGCAAAGTACAACACTTTTGAAATGACTTCTGTAAACGCATGGCAAGGTGACCGAGGAGTATTTGGTGGTGGCTACACAGGAAGTAGTTATGTCAACGTAATGGATTATGTGTCTATTGCAAGTCTTAACAACGCACAAGATTTTGGTGACCTTAATAACGGAATGTGGTATTGTCGTGCAGAATCGAGTGGAGCAGGTGGTCGTATTGTTTTTTACGGAGGACATGATGGCAGTAGTGATATAGCTCAGATAGATTACATTACTACTGCTAGTACTGGAAACGCTCAAGATTTTGGAGACACTCATGCATCTGGGTCTGCTCATGGAGCAAGTTCAAATGGCACGAGAGGAGTGTTTTCTTCTGGGGTTGGTGGAAGAAATGGTGGTGACAGTACAGCATATGGATATATAACTTTTGCATCAACTGGCAATGCTTCTACTGGCGGCAACCTACACGCAGGGTCTAACTTAGGAGGTTGTGGAAATAGTTCACGAGCACTCTTTGCTGGTGGTGCAAATAGTGGTGGTCTTGTAAATACAGTAGAGTATTTCAACATAACATCAACTGATGACGGCACAGATTTTGGTGACCTTACAAGTATAAGGGACGCTTTTGACATAGCTACAAATGGAACTAAAGCTGTTGTTGTTGGTGGACAAAATGCTTCAGCTACATTAGACACTATGGACAATATGACCATAGCATCTCCAGGGGACGCTACTGATGGGGGTGACCTTTCTTCTATTAGAAACAGAACTTCAACAGTAGACAACGATTCAAGTTCTGTGTTCTGGGGAACTACATCCAGCCATGCAACTGGACAGCTAGATACTCTTAACATAGCCAATAACGCCACAGCAGACTCATCTTATGACAGACAGGCAGCAGCAGGTGGGGGAGGGGCTTCAGGGTCATGAACGCATTAGCTAAAATAGAACAAAGTTTATTAGGAATGTCGAAGCATTTCTCAACTATGACTCCTGCAAAGATTTCTAAAATTTTTGGGGAGAAGATGATTCCAGTTGAACGTGCAAACAAAACACTTGGCAGACGTAACACTCAACACACAAACCAGTTAATGACACTTACTATGTTGACCATGAGTCCTTACCGACAGATACGTCAATGTCTTTCGCAGATAGAAAAGAAAAGGTTGGCTATTGAGGATGCGTATTTTAAAAATGCTAAGACAGAAATACGTATTAAAGAATGGCTTGCTCAAGATACAGAGATGAGTCGTATTCGCATACAAGAAGCAAAATATCAACAAGAGCGTGGAGCTATGTATATTGAAGGAGCAATAAAAGAAATTGCTACGTTTCAAGATGCAATGGAAGAGATACGCATATCTAATGGAATACCTGAGGACTGGACTGAAAGAGATGCAGAGGAAGATGAGGTTAAGCACCATATTATGCAAGCATTTCGCCAGTCACACAGAGATATGTTGCTGACAGGACATATCACACAAGGAAATGCTGAGTACCTTGAACAGTACGGCATCCATCTTCAGACTGCTGAAAGAATTGTTGGAGATTATATTCAACAGGTTAATGAAATGATGGATAATAAAAAGATGCCATCAGTTGAACACCTTTACGAGTTTTTAGACCAGATGGCAAATGAATTTTATTTAGCTCATAAATTAGTTATGAATCGAATTGGATTAAAGACAATTATTAGAGATGATTATTTATATGTACCTCAGTTAGAGGAGTCACGAAATGGCAATCATTAAATATACGTTAGATAACAAAGCAATCCCTGGTTATATATCTGATGGTGGATATTGGGGGGATGTTGATGACTCAACTCTAATTGGTGTTGGTACTGGTGGTGGGGAAACTATATCTCAGTCAGATTTAATAACAAGAGTTTTAGATATTCACACCAGATATCCATTCGTAACATCTGTTAGCAACATTGCTGATGAAACTGAACTATCTAATTCTGAAGTAACTGAATTAGTTAATAACTGGTGTACGACAAAGGGAGTATAGAAATAATATGGTCATACCAATAAGGAGGCAGACTAATGGTAATTACAAAAGCATTTCGGATAGTTAAAAGATACAGCTCGTGTCTTGATGAATTAATTGATTTAGCTGAAACAATACACACCTCAGTTCAAGATGGAAAAATTCCAAGAGAAGAACGCAGTATGTGCATGAAAAAGTTTTGGGCACTCGTAAAAGCTGTTGAAGACAGCTCGAAACCGTAGCTAACTCTATTCTCTAAGCCACGTAGAGCAACGTAACTACTCCAAGTAATACCATACCATAGGGTACTAAAAATAAATTGCATTTTTTATTGGAGGGGTTAGAGAAAATGGACCCACATGAACAACAACGCATTAAAAATAAAGTTGAAGACATAGAAAAATTTTACATTCCAATTATTAAGGAGTTAAATAGGGCAATGAGTAAGGCAAAAAAAATTGGACTACTGGGTTTGGTTATCGGTGGTACATCATTGACTGTTAGTGGGTATTTAGTATTTAGGTTATGGGATAAATGGTAAATAAAGAAAAAACTTTACAAGAAGAATTGCTAGAAGCTAAAACAGAAATTATAGAGCTTCGTGCTTCTAGTAAGACTACTTTAACAGGTGCACAATTTTTGGCTATCTTATTAGTTGGACCTTTGTTTCTTAGTTTCTGTGCGCTTGGAGTTTTAATAGTATGGAAGACAGTATCTAAACCTGCAGAAGTAGCTCCACACCTCGACATTATATTAGTTGCTTTTGCAATTTTTGCAAATCCAGTCACAGCAGCTGCTGGTATAATCATTTCACAGATTCAAGAAAAGAAACCTAATAAGGAGGAATAAGATGAAGGACAAAAAATTCAACACTCCTAATTTAAGAATGAGGTTGCCACGTTTCTGGGGCTTCCGAGTTCCTATTGGTGGGGGAGTACATTTAGGTGGTGGCAAATTAATATTAGGTTCAATGTCAGTTGTAGCGATAGGATTTATTGCTTCAATGTTTGTATTGATTAGTTCTGGGGAGCAACAGATAACTTTCCCTGACACGGGAGCTGTTTATAATGCTCCAGGTCATATTGGAACTAGGATTGTAGACCCAGAGTTTCCTGCTGACCGAAGCCAAACGCTTCAGCTTAATATGCCTGCAGGTATAAGACTTGATGAAGTAATACTTAAAGATATTAGTTTAGGTAAAGCAGGATTAACTGACGCATTCCAAATTGGATTTGGTGATTTTGCTAGTACTAGTACGGACAGAATCACTATAGATGAATTAATAATAAAGAACTCTAGCTTCCCTACAATGGATTTTGCTAACGGCTCTATTTATAGCATTACAGTAGCAACATCAACTATAGCTGACGGTCACACGTTTAGCCCTACATTTGCTACTGGTACACAGGTATCTATGGCTAGTGGGCGTGGAGCCACAAGTTATATAGCTGAAAATATGATTGTTGACAGGGTTATTTTGCTCCAATCTTCAGGGTCAGGAGATGTATTAATTGACCGACTAGTTCTTGATAACGTCAATGCTTGGACAGGTGGGTTTAATGCCGATTGGTTTGAAGTCGGAACGCTCATTTTAGATAATGTAAAAATAGGTTCGGATGCCAATATAAATACAGCAGACCTTATAATAAATAGCACGGTGTATATAAATAACATGACCGATGGCACGCAAGAACAGCCAATCATAATCAGGTAATACTATGAACTCAAACCAAATATTACAAATAGTTATCGGCTTTGTTCTTACTATCGCAGTTAGTGGGCTTGGATTTATCTGGGGAGAGATAGACAGTTTAAAGCAAGAAGTACAGATGCAAAGAGTACAACTAGCCCAACTTATAACTCCAGATGGCGTTGTAATTTCTTCTCCAGAAAATGCAGAAGCAAGGCAACAAGTTGCAGACCGATTAAACGAATTGGAACTAGAAGTTAAACTGGCTGGGCAAGAGGAGAGAGGGCTTCTCCAAAATGAGAATACTGCCCTTACACAAAGAATTTTCGCCCTAGAAGAATTCAGAAATGCTCCGAGTAGGTCTGCCGCAGAGGTTGAGAAACTACAAATGCAAATAGATTATATGTACCGAGAAATCATGGACAAGATTGCTCATATTGAGGACATGGAATAAATATGGTAGCTAACCAAACAAAACGAGAATGCGATACCTGTAAGTGGATAGAGTCTCAAAAAGATTCTTTGCAATATCAGGAAGATCAAAGCAATTTAGAAGATAAGTACAGAGAGATAGC